GGGTTCAGGTAATCAGCACCCATAGCCAGACGACCAACGATCACATCACCTTGGTAGATGATGGAGGTATCGCCAGAAGTGACTTGGACCTGAGGACCAATAGCTTCCACACAACCAGCAGCTTCACGCTGGAAGATCAGACCACAGGAAGTGGAACCGAACTCAGCAGCAGTACCGTAGTCGTTGTTGATACCAGCCTGAGCGGTATCAGCATTTTCCAGAGCAACGCCAACGAAGTCACCAACGTTACCAGGAGAGGTGACACCAGTGGTGCCGCCGTACTTGGTACCATAGTTACCCAGGAACGGAATGTTCATGGACTTGTAGATCTTGATACCGGCGATCTCGATGATGCCTTGACCGGACTGCAGAGCAGAACCCTGAACGTCACGGTTGATCAGACCATTGGTGCCAACAGCTTGGATCAGCTCATAGTACTGACGAGGGTTCAGGACGGCAACACGGCCATCACCGGACACGCCCTTCTCATCCATAGCAGCAGCGGCGTCATAGAAAGCAGACACCAGGGCGCTAGAGGAGAAAGCGTCAGACTCGTTAGCAGAAGAACCAACGCGGATTTGAGTACCACCGGGCTCAACGAAGCTAGTGGCAGACACAGGCGAAGCCTTACGTGCACCGCGAGCGATAGCACGGAAGATCAGACGGTCATACTTCTCAGCAAGAGCATAACCGATCTTACGGGAAATCTCGCTACGCAGATCGTAGTGAGCGAGAATCTCATCAAGCTCGTAGACGAAGGCGCTGGAGATCAGCAGGTCGTCAACGGTGATGGTCTTCTCAGCCACCGGAGGTGCACCATCCGAGTTACCCAGAATGCTGTTGCCAGGGGTATGGAACTCAGAAGTCGTACGACCAGTGTAGATGAATTGCAGGGACTTACCGTTACGGAGAGTCCGCTTCATAACCAGATCACGAGCAATCGTGTTGTTCTGGAAACCCTTGAACATCTCTCCGCTAAACAGCTTGAGGTACAGGGCACGGGTATCACCCGTCAGGTTAGATTGGCCGAGCTGAGTAAGATCAGCAAGCGGCTCATTACTATTTTGATGTGCCATTTTTAAAGGAGAAAGAAATTAAATAGACTTACTCCCAAACGTTTGGAAAATTTTTTTTGTAGCAATATGTTGTGGTCTATCCCACCGTCTAGACGGCAAAGGGTATCTCCGTAGAGGCCAATGCCAATAGGAGCCAGGTCCGACACTGAGGTGCCTGACTCCCGTTGCTACTTAGAATTTAGTAGCGTGAGATTTGTATGCAATGCCGCGATACTTAAGCTTGTCAGCCTTTTCAGCTGCCTTTTGCTCCCGAACACGGGCATCCAATTCGACTTGAGTCATGATCTTAGATGAAAGTACCTGAGCCCCGTTCCATGCTCAGGTGACATGCGTTCCCGAACGGTAAGATAATGCAGGTTTTGCGTAGCAATAAATGCAGATAATACCGAACGGGAATGAACGGACGGCATTGCAGGTTAACCGACAGCAGGTGCAGTCAGTGCGACAGGAGTAGCTTCAACAGAAGCAAGGTCTAGCGGAAAGTTGTGAGCATTACGTTCGTGCATGACTTCAAATCCAAGGTTAGCTTGGTTAAGGATGTCAGCCCAAGTACGCACAACACGCCCCTGACTATCCAGTAGGGACTGGTTAAAATTGAAACCGTTAAGATTAAAAGCCATTGTAGACACACCCAAAGCAGCAAACCAAATGCCGACAACAGGCCAAGCAGCCAGAAAAAAGTGAAGGCTACGGCTATTGTTAAAGGATGCGTACTGGAAAATAAGTCGTCCGAAGTACCCATGAGCGGCTACAATGTTGTACGTTTCTTCTTCTTGTCCAAACTTATAGCCATAGTTTTGAGACATGTCCTCAGTCGTTTCCCTAACAAGAGAAGACGTGACAAGGCTACCGTGCATAGCACTAAACAGGCTACCACCAAATACACCAGCAACTCCCAACATATGGAACGGATGCATAAGAATGTTGTGCTCCGCTTGGAAGACGAGCATGTAATTGAACGTTCCCGAAATTCCGAGAGGCATTGCATCACTGAAAGAACCTTGTCCAAATGGGTAGATGAGGAAGACTGCAGTAGCTGCAGCAACTGGAGCAGAGTAAGCAACAAAGATCCAGGGACGCATCCCTAGTCGATAGCTAAGTTCCCACTCTCGTCCCATGTAAGCATAGATGCCAATGAGGAAGTGGAAAGTGACGAGTTGGAATGGACCCCCGTTGTACAGCCATTCATCAAGTGAAGCAGCTTCCCAAATTG